AAGTTGTCTTTGGTTTTGCAATTAAGTGACCCGGCGCAATACGAAGGGGGTAACTTACAAGTAATGACAGGCTCAGAACCTCAAACCGTTAGAAAACAACGTGGCCTTGTTGCTGCGTTTCCATCTTATGTTTTACATCAAGTGACCCCAGTAACTCAAGGTACTCGTCAATCTTTGGTTGCTTGGGTTTCTGGCCCTCAATTTAAATGAAAGCAGAACACAAAGATTTTATTGCTACATACACTGGAGTTTATCCAGATGGCTATTGCCAGCATTTGATAAATGAGTTTGAACGTTTTGCTAACTCTGGCGCTGGAGCCAACAGAAAAACTAGCGAAAACGCTTCAGCCCATGTCAAAAACGATTATCAAATTAATTTAAACATAGGCGTTCATAACGCTGAACCATTTGATGGCAAAGATACAGTTAATATGTTTTTTAATGGGCTTCAAGCTTGCTATGAAGACTATACAAATGTTTTTTCTGTACTTAAAGACGCAAAGATTCGTGGCACTGTTATGAAGATGCAACGAACCGACCCCGGCGGCGGCTATCATATTTGGCATGGAGAGCAAGGTAACGGTAAGCATGCAGAGCGAGTTCTTGTTTACATGCTGTATCTAAACACGCTTGAGCCAGACTCTGCCGGAGAGACTGAGTTTTTGTATCAGCAAACTAGATTTAGGCCAATTGAAAACACAATGGTTGTTTGGCCCGCTTCGTATACTCATGCCCATAGGGGCAACACTGTATTTGGAAATACTAGCAAGTACATTGTTACTGGCTGGTTCTATTACGATTAAGGACTAGATATGCCAGCGGGTACTTCAAAAATTGCAATCTTTGGTGGAGCGTTAACTCCAGCAGGATGTCAGACATTTAATGCGTCTGGAACTTTTACTGTTCCCGCTGGGATTACAAAAGTATATGTAACCGCAAGAGGTGGAACAGGAGGTTCTGGCAATACTGGAAATACCGGAACCTCTGGCAATCCGGGAAGTGCTGGCAATCCCGGAACTGTTGGCAATGCTGGCAATCCGGGCACTGGGGCTGGAGGAGGGGCTTCTGGAAGACATTGGGTAAATAACATTGCTTGTTTTCCAAGTGGAGCATATGTTAACAATGGAACAACAGTGGGCGGTGCTGGCGGCGGCGGCGCTGGCGGCGGGAATATTGCGTGTAGCAGCCCCAGTCCTTTTTATCCCGGTAGAGGGGGCTTTGGAAACAATGGAAGCGCTGGCGCTGCCGGTTCTTCTGGAACCGCTGGCGGCTTTGGAAACCCCGGAACAGCCGGTAACCCCGGTAACGCAGGAGCTACTGGAACGCCTTCAACAGCGTTAGGGCAGACTTTCCCCGGTGGCGCAGGAGGCAATGGAGGAGCAGCCGGAAACGCTGGACTCCGAGGTAATCAAGGAGCAGCCGGAAACGCTGGCGCTGCTGGCCCCGGAGGTACAGGAGGTTGCGGTGGATATTATGGCACTATTCATCAATGGAACTGCCCTCGTATCCCCTGTAATAGCAATTCAATTAGAATTCCCGGTAGCACTGGTGGCACCGGTGGTGGTGCTGGTGGGCAATCAGGGCCTCCTTGCGCTCCCGGCGCTTCTAGCCAAACAATTGGCGCTGGCGGGGGAGGGGCAGGAGTTAACGGGAACGGCACAAAAGGTAAAGTTTGTTGCCAGTTTTACCCTGCAACTCCAAACTCTAGTAGCAGTACATTTGGCGGTGCTGGAGGGGCTTGTGGTGGAGGAACCGGTGGCGCTCCTTATGCCGTAAATAGTCCAGCGTGTGGACAAGCCGCAAATCAACCTCGTGCTGGTGGTGGTGGTGCTAGTGGTAATTCTTGTGGCAGAAGCGGCGGGGGTGGCGGCGGGAGGGGTAACGTGGGTAGCGCAGGGGGGAATGGGGGTCCCGGTGGTGCAGGCGGCACAGGAGGCGCAGGGGGCACTGGAACCGCAGGCAATCCGGGTTCTACAGCTAGCACTTCTACGGTAAACTGCATAGCAGTAAATCCGTCTGGTTCTTATCCTATTGTTGTTGGCCCACTTGGTCAGGTTATTGTGGGATGGAATACGCAATGAATAAACTAGAAAAAATTCAAATGAAACAGATGGCTGATGATTATCAAGCCAATCAGTCTCGCGCTCGTTCGGTTACTGTTGGAACTGCGTTTGGTGGTACTACTGAAATATCCATGAGAGCGCCAAATGGCAGTAATCTGTGGTGCGTATTGCAACCAGTAGAAGTTACTGAACTCATTCATCAGCTTGCAGCAAACATTGGGTGCCATATTCAACTTACTCCGCGTGATGACTTTTCTAGTTGGAGAAATTGGCGGGTAACCGAGCATCAGCACAAGCATTTGCAAGGGCACCCAGCGTTTCCAAATGACATGGAACCGCATATGAACACAGGAACAGATAGGTTCTCTATTGAAGACCAGCGGAGAACAGACAGCTTTTTCCCGCCAGAAATGGTAAAGAACGAACGCGAAAAGGAATTTGATAATGTTGTGGCAGCTCAAGAAACTATCCAGCGGTGAAGCTTTAAACGAACCACAACTTTTGCCGGAAAACTGGGGTCCAATCTTTGGGATGTCCGGTTTTCTTGACAAGATTGGTGATTTGTCTTTTGTTGGGATTGAAGACCAAGGCTGGTTTCAAGTAGAAGGAAACGCGCCCGCTGCGCCCCCTCAATCTACTCCGGGCGAGCTTGCTTGGGAAGCGGCCAAATCTCTTTTGGCGGCATCAGACTGGGCGATGCTTCCAGACGTTCCTTTGCTTAACGGTGACCGTCAACTTTGGCAAGCCTATCGCAAAGCACTGCGTGAGATTCGTTTGCAGTCAGGATTCCCTAATAACATCGTCTGGCCTGTGAAACCTTGAACGACGAAATCAATCAGTTCTTTTACTTTCCAACCGCTGTTTACACAAAAAACAAACCAGATTTTGTAGACATTGTTAAGGCAGTGTCTTATGAATCATTTGCTAAACAGCTTAAAGATGTAAACGAAATCTACCCGGTTCGCATGAGCCATGACCTACGGGAAGACTCTAGGTTAATTGAGTTTTCACAGTACGTTTTGCAAACTGCATGGAACATACTTGGGCAACAAGGAGTTGCAAACGCAAATTTAAACACGTTCTTTACAGGTGTTTGGACGCAAGAGCATCATAAGCACTCGCTTATGGAGCAGCACGTTCACGGAGGCATGGACCAGCTTGTTGGGTTTTACTTCCTTGACTGCCCCTCAAACTGTTCAAGAGTTGTATTTCATGACCCGCGTCCGGGTAAAGTTCAAATCAATCTACCAGAAGCAAACCCTAACGAAGTGACATATGGAACTAGCATAGTTAACTTTGCCCCTGAACCGGGAATGTTGATGTTTTCAAATGCATGGTTACCGCATTCGTTTAGTCGCCACGCATCAAATGAACCACTAACGTTTGTGCATTTCAACATTAGCGTTCAATTTGCCCAAACCTTTTGCCCTTCTCAAGCGGAAGTTATTTGAACAAGTACCTCATCCGGTTTAACAAAAGCCGAGGCCAGCCCGGAAGGGGTACGATGGACCATGTGTGGCGTGTCTTTGAGAATGACAAAGAGTATTTGTTTAAACACTTTAAGTTAGAAGTTCCTGCTGAGAGCGAGATGTCAGCGGGTCCTGATTGGAACATAGCCTGTCATGGGTACATGACAATCGACCGCGAAACATCAACTGCAATTATCAGACATGACCGAGCCAGTTAGTAGCACTGCGGCGGTAAAAGTGGCGGCAGGAATTGGCGGTTTGTTTGGAGGTCTGGCAATCCTGACGTTCCTCAAACCGCATAATCTGCGCGATGCCGCTATCCGTGGAGGAGTTAGTACGGGTTCTGCAATAGTTGGGGCCGCTCCGCTCACCAAGTATATTGGGATGGACCCTCACGATTGGGAATTTGCCTTGGCAATGGGCGCGGCTATTGGGTTTTGCTCATGGTTTGTGTTGTCTGCGGTGGGTAACTACTTTAGAAAGCATGAGGGCGAAGACATCATGGAAGTAGTCAAGTCTGTGAAGGAATCCAAGTAATGTATGGCGAGACTTACGGGTTGACGTTTTGGTTGGTTTGGGCGTGGGCATACAAAAATGCCGTTTGGGTTAACGCAGCAGCGCACCTGTGCATGTTTAGCGGAATATTTTGGATGGTGTTTCACAACCCTGAACAGCCTTGGTATTACAAAAACCCGCTATGGTTTGCAGCACTGTCCAGTCTTTTGTGTTTTATTTCCATAGTTCTTGAATCAGCGTTTAGTGGCGACTTCCCATTTAGCTATAAAAACATTGGGCTGATTGGCGAAACGGTATTCAACTGTTGCTGGGCGTTTTTCTTTGTATCCTATTTGATACAACAGAGGAAGTAATGGATGTTATTGACCACTTGCTACGCTTTTGGCCGGTTTTTGCCGGGATGATTACTGTTGTAATTGTCCTTGCTCAACACCATCAGCGCACTGCTGTACTGGAAGAGAAAGTCAAAATGCTCTTTGACTTGTATAACAAGATGAAGGACAAGTGACATGGCTGACTTTACTCCTGCTTTTGAGCAGATGATTCACGATGAAGGTGGATACCAACTAACCGACATTCCGGGTGACCGGGGAGGACAAACGTATGCAGGAATCGCAAGAAAACCAAACCCAGACTGGGCAGGATGGCAACACATTGACCGCAAAGATTTTGGGTCGGCTACGCCTTTGGTTCGAGAGTTTTACAAAACCAATTTTTGGGACCGAATCCGAGGTGACGAACTTACGAACCAAGCTATTGCCGAGACAATCTTCAACTTCTCCGTCAACACCGGAGTCGGAGTCGCCTCAAAACTTGCCCAACTCATTGTTGGCGTCACCCCAGACGGGGCAATCGGAACCAAAACAGTAGAACGTTTAAACATTTGCACAGCAGAAAAGTTTCTTCCTGCATATGCTATTGCCAAGATTCAGAGATACGCAAACATCTGCAACAAGGACAGAGGGCAGTCAAAGTTCCTTCTTGGGTGGATTAACAGAACCTTGCAAGGACTCAAGTAATGGACCTAATTGGAATTGGGAGCATCATTGAAGGCGTGGGTAAGGTTGCCGGTGACCTCATTACCACCGATAAAGAGAAACTCCAGATGGCGCTTGAGGACCGCAAACTCGACTTGGAGGAAAAGAAGATTGACCAAGCCACTGACTTGGCACAGGTTGAAATCAACAAGATTGAAGCCGGTTCATCTAGCCTATTTGTCGCTGGCTGGCGTCCTGCTGTTGGTTGGGTTGGGGTTTTTGGCTTGGCTTACCAGTTTCTTGGGTATCCCTTGATGCAGTGGCTATGGGCTTTTGGGCAAGGTTACGATATCATTCCTAAAGGTTTAAACCCTCCTCCTGACCTTGATGTTGAGCAGTTGATGACTCTGCTTGCAGGGTTGCTTGGGTTTGGCGGTATGCGTAGCTTTGAAAAGCATAAGGGCGTAGCGAGCAAGTAATGCCACTCAAGAAGATACTGTTTAAACCGGGAGTTAACAGAGAAAACACTCGCTATACAAATGAAGGCGGGTGGTATGAGTCTGACAAAATCCGGTTTCGCCAAGGCACACCACAGAAGATTGGTGGCTGGGCGCGTATCTCCGCAAACATATTCCAAGGCATATGCCGTTCGCTTTGGAACTGGGTAACCCTTGGTGGTCAAAACTTGGTTGGGGTTGGCACAAACCTCAAGTTCTACATTGAGAACGGCGGTGCGTACTACGACATCACCCCGTTTAGAACAACCGCAACTTTAACAACAAACTATTTTACTACTAGCACCTCCACTAACTCTGGAGGCAAAACCACCGTTACGGTCAGTCATACTGGTCACGGTGCAATCAACAATGACTTTGTAACCATATCGTATGCAACCTCCGCTCCCACCGTGGGAGGAGTTACAGTTGCTGCGGGTGAATATCAAATCACTTTTGTAAGTGCTAACAGTTACACAATCAGCGTAACAGGTACTGCTTCAAGCAATGCAACCGGTCCCGGTTCATCCACAACTGCATACTTTGTTTATCAAATCAACGTAGGTCCAGCCACTGCCGTTCCTACGGTTGGATGGGGTGCGGGTGCGTGGTCATCAGGGGGATGGGGACAGGGTGGCACATCCACTGACCCAATTCGTCTTTGGAACCAAATTAACTTTGGTCAAAACCTTTTGTATGGAGCGCGTGGCGGTCCTCTGTATTACTGGGACGCCTCAACCGGGTATACAACTTCTTCAGTAAGCATCTCGGTTGCCACTCCTGCGGTTGTAACTTCAACCGTTACGATTGTAACAGGCACACCGATTTCGTTTTCCACAACCGGTGCTTTGCCAACTGGACTTATTCCCGGCAAAACTTACTACGCTCTAGCTTCTACAGGCACATCGTTTAACCTTGCTTTGACCGCTGGCGGGGCGGCAATCAATACCACTGGCGCTGGTAGCGGAACTGCGTATATCAATGCTAACGGACAACTAGTGTCTAGTCTTGCCGGTACTGACGGGCATTGCCCTCTTTATCAAAACAATTTTACGGTATCGGACGCAAGTCGGTTTGTCATTGTGTTTGGCACAAATGACTTTGGGCTAACAAAAGCCTCACCAGATTCAACTGTTTTAGACCCAATGTTGATTCGTTGGTCAGACCAAGAGTCTTTAACAACTTGGTGGCCTGACGCAACTAATCAAGCAGGAAGCATTAGGCTTTCCCATGGTTCAAAGATAGTCACTTACCTCCAAAGCCGACAAGAAATTCTGGTTCGGACGGATTCAAGTTTATATTCTATGCAG